CGGGACCAGTACCTTGGCGTGCCCGGCACGCGTCTGTTCCATGACGCACGCGACCTGGCGACGTGCTATGAGCCGCGCCTCGACGCGATTGGCCCGCGGGACGTTATCACTATGGTGGACGTGGACTATCATCTCAGTTACAACGAGATGCGCGCCTACCTGACCACGGACAACGTCGTCGCCATGTACACGATCACTCCCAAGCAACCAGCCGGCAAGTTTGAGGAGGGCAGTTACCGCTTCGATTCGGAGACCGACGAGTGGGTGTTTGTGAACCCGGGATCAACGGAGTTCCGCCACCAACTCTGGGACCACGCGAACGAAGTGCTGACGACACCACACGTCCGCACCTGGCGCAACGTGGGCGCTACCATGCTGTCATTGACCATGGTAGGCGTCTACCTGCTGACTGGCCACAACCCCACGCTCATGGGGGCAGCGGCCACCCAGCTGTACGCCAGCAGCGAACCTGCGCTCACAGTGCGCAAGTCCATCCAGGTGGACCTGTCGCCAGGGCGCAGCGTGGTGTGGACCATCCCGACCCGCCGCATCACCCACCTCGGCATGTGGCTGTGGAAGCAGCGCCTTCAGGGCACTGATCTGCGCCGCCGCCGCCCGACGACGATCGATGATGAGTACGGGCGCCTGCATGTTTTTGAGCAGCAGGTTGACCCGCCCACGTACTCAATCGCGCGCGCCGGCGCCTGGCAATCGTACAATGCTCCGGACAGCGAAGTGCAGACCGTCCTCGCCACCCTGGAGTACATCTCGAAGCCTGGCGTCCCACAGGCCTTCAGTGCGCTGGCATTCTTTCAGAAGAAGATGCCAAGCGAAGACATTTCGGTGATCTTCCGCCTCGCACGATCGCGCGTGACCAACTTCGTGAAAGTGGGTATTGGTATGCAGAAACCGCCCCGCCCAGTGTACTACACATTGGACCCTGAGCAACCAACGGATCACCAGGAAGGGAACGCAGTCATCTGCGGCCCGGCCCTCCTTGGCGACAGCGCGTTCATCCCTTCCGATAACGTGCCGAACCAGAAGGCTACCGTCCGCGAGCGCATGGAAAAAGTGCGCCCGAAGGTCGAGCAGCCCAGCGCCAAAGAAATTGATCTGGCCCGCCGTTTCTCTGAGCTCGTTCTCAAGGACATCGGCGGCCATGCCGTCCCGGAAACGGCCGAGGAGGTTGAGCAGGCCCAGAACCGCCCGCAGCAGCGCAGGCAGAACGAGGAATCGCGTGGCACGTGGCACGAGGCTGTGAAGCAGACGTGCGGCGCCTTCATCAAGAAGGAGGTGTACGCAGGCATCAAGCCACCACGCATGATCCAGACGTTCAAGCCAAATGCGAAAATGCGCGCGAGCCAGTACGCACGCGGCCTTGGTAATGCCCTTAAGAAAACCAAGTGGTACGCCTTTGGAAAGAAGGCGTCGGCCGTGGAGGATCGTATGGTGGAGGTCCTCGCCCTCGCCCACGCACTCGACGGTTCCGTCTGTGAGACGGACTATGAGAGGTTTGACGGCACAGTCAGCCTCAAAGTCCGGATCTTCGAGCGGATCTTCCTGACGACACTGTTCGGGTGCGACGATGTGGCAGAGGTGCACAAACTGATGTACCACAACACGTCCAAAACCAACAGCGGGTGGCGTTTCCACACGCACCTCGCACGGATGTCCGGCTCACCCTTCACGGCTTGCCTGAATGGTGCGGTCAATGCTTTCATCGCGTGGGTGACCCTGGTCAAGATGGGCTACTCCGACGAGGAGGCATATGACATGCTGGGCCTCTACGGTGGTGACGACGGGCTGACGCCGTCGGTCGACCCAGTGCTCTACGCTGCTGTCGCCGCGGAGTGGGGACTCCGCCTCAAGGCAGCGCGCAAGACCCGCGGGGAGGTGGTGACCTTCCTTGCCCGCTGGTGGTCACCTGGAGCCTGGATAGGCGTCGTGGACAATGTTGGTGACGTGCCCCGCTGTCTCGCGAAAATTCACATCTCGTTCCGGCACGATGTCACGCCGAAGGAAGCAGGCGCTGCCAAGGCTCGAAACTACCAGCTGAATGACATGAACACCCCGATCTTGGGCCCGATTCTGAAGAAGATCGTTTCAGAGTACGAATCGCGCCACGGGCGGGTCAGCGACGAATCCGTTGCTGCCGCGCGCTACAAGGGTAAGGAATGCATGGAGCTGGGCTCATTCTTCACGAACAGAGGAGGAGAGTGGGTCAAGACCGAGTGCGCACGTCTGCGGCCAGACATCGACTGGGACAAACTGGAGGATTTCGCCCTGAGTGACGAGCCAATGGAGAACGCTCCCATGGTAGGTTTCACCACGCCTCGCTCTGAGTTGGCAACCCCGGCCGAGAGCTATGCGGTGGTAGGTGAGGAGGTGCTGCTTTCGGAGTCGCTTAGCGACCCCGAGCCGTCTTCCGATGAGGAAGACGAGGAGGAGGCCCTGCGGAAGGACAAGCCCAAGGAGGTTGCCCAGACCGCGGTGTTCCGGTTCGACCCGCCCATGATGCATGGCGGAGTCACACCACCCGGGTCTC